GGCGATCCAACACGAATAGATAAGAACAAAAAAGTTCTCGACCAAGTGTGGGATATAGCACAAAACTACAAATTAGTTGAAGAGGACAACGAAAGATACCTCGCAACAATCCAAATATGGTCAAAATTATCCACCCGATTTAGAAAACTATGACTGATTCATTTATGCACAACCATCAATCCGCACTGGACAGCCAGCGTGAAGATGATGCGATCCAGTATTTACAGGACACTGGGGTTTATCCCGATCCAAAAGATATTAAAGTTGGGGATTTAGTTAAAACAACCCAAGAATATAATTGCCTTTGTACTACATCAGGTAAAGTTATTGAAGATTTTGGTAATAAAGTCTTGATAATTGATGATGATGCTGAAACTGAGGATGATGTACTTGAGTTTCATAAATCTGATTTACAAATTAATGATGATTACGAACCAACAGATGAAGAAATGTTATCTTCATTTGGCACAAAATGGCATGACGGATTATGAACTTTAGAAAAGGACATAGTTTTTACAACTATAAACAAACAATTATCTCATCTAACCATATAAAAGATGAAGATGTATCTAAGCTATGGGAAATTTTAGGTCGTATAGCTGACGATCCAGATAATCCATTAAATATATCAGAAGATGCTGAAATTTTTATAGGGTATTACGAATGAAAAATTTATTTAATTCCCAGATTTGTGTTGACTGTGATCTACCCTGCCATATTGGTTCGGGTAGATTTGTTAACAGATACCCAGTTTACAATGATGATGTTGAAGGCTGGAGATGCGGAGATTGTGCCGCAGAAGTAGACGCACTATTGGAGGAACTTCAAAATGACTAACGATCCATTTACAAAAGAAGAAAAACAGTTAATCAAAGATGTATTTATCTATATGGTAGATAGCATAAATGATGACTGTTTTACTGAAGAAGATAGAAAAAACTTTGATAGTGTTTATAGTAAGTTATCTTAGACTACTGCTAACTCCTTAAGGTTTTTGTGGTAACGATCCACTCTATCTAGAAAAATACTTTCTGATCCTCTCAATTCTAAATTGTTGAGGATTTTTATTTGGGGTTTTCCACTTCTACGAGCTACTACGACTGCTCCGTACTTTGGTTTTATGCCTGTGAGATGTTGGAGTCCTAGACTGTACGCTCCAAGTTGATGGCAAAATTGCTCAATCATGTCCTCTGAGCGAATTTCTTTGGCAGTTTTCCAGTCCACTATGAATGGGCCATCTCCATCAATATCCAGTAAAGCGTCTGCTGTGCCAGCAAATCCGTATCCTGGTTTGTACACGGAGAACTCAACTGCATGAATGGCGGTTACACGTTCCAGTATGAATGATCGTAGACCTCTTGCGTAGCCTGACGCACTCCAGCTAACACGCGGAGCGGATTCAACTGCTTTTTGTAAGCCCCATTGAGTGACTTTTTTCGGACAGCGTTCCAGTCCGTCCGATCCAGTCCTCCATAAACCTCTTTTGTTTGAGTTTTGTCTTGCAAATTTTGCTGCAAGTTTGAGAACAAACTCTGCGTGGCTGTGTGCGAGCTTGCCTCTTTCGCAAGCAATATCACGCTCCAAAGGAGAATCGGACCTTTTAAGCCAATTTTCAAGGGCATCTTTTGTGTGTTGGGGTGCGGTTTCTTTTAAAATATGTGTAACTGAGTGATATACGTTGTTCTTTTCATCTCGGTAGACTCTGTACGGTCCACTATTATCTTGAATTAAAGTCCACTTTCGTAGAGAGGCTAGTGCGTTTTGTTTGTCTAGCGTACCCATAAGTGGTTGGTAAATACACGTTCCCATAATTAATATACAGCAAAATAAAAAAGAGTCAATGGTTATCGGGGCTTACACATACTAAGTTGTCCCCAAAGTATGATGCCCGAATAAATTGACTCTATAAATAGGGATTATTCTTCTTCTTTAAAGGGATTACCACCTTTAAGAAGTCGCTCTAGATCGAACTCTTTTTCTGCTTCCCATGCTTCTTCTACAGCTTTAGCCATAGCTTTTTTCTTGGGGGCAGCTTGCACAGTGTATTTTGTGTCTGTGCCTTGGCCTTCACGAGATAAATAAAAGTCACAGTCAGTCATAGAGTCTGCGTAATCTTCTAATTGGCTGATTACATCAAACTG